GGTATTTCTCTTGAAGCCTTGCAGCGTCTTTGCCGTTTGCTGGGCGTCAGTGCGGACCGAATTATCTTTGGGACCGAGGAGCCAGAAGCGGAAGCCCTTGCGCTTGCCAGACGTATTTCGGATATAAAGCCGGAATACCGGCAACAGGTTCAAGAGCTGCTGTCCGCTATTTTGAATATGTCATAAAAAAAGAGCCTCTGCCGACGCCCAAAACGGGCATCGACAGAGGCTCTTGGTTTGTTTTCCGGGCATTCAAACAAGTGCCGAAATCGACCCTTATTCTCGCTCTATTGCTGGAACTGTGCGGGGAATATAATCACACTGGGCGGTCATTCCTCGTCGCTCTGAGGCTTGCAATCACAGGCTTTTTCGACCCCTAACTGTCTACACCGCGATGCCTTGCGGGAGAAGTGCGGACAGGCGATGAGATCCGCACGGAAGCTCTGCTTGCAGCTATGGACGCAGCGGACGCAGAAGCGGTTATACTTCCGGCGTCCGCTATCTCCTATGAAGAACGACCACTCCTGCCGCCACTTCTGACTTCTGCTCACAGCTCAATCTCTCCTTTGTGCTTTTTGGGAGGGCAGCATTCCTTCTGCTTTTCAGCCTTTGCAGACTTGAGCCTGTCCATGATGGAGGACTTCTCGCCCCTTTCGGGGGCTTTGACCTCTGCGGTCTTGTCTTCCTTCGGACCGTTGTTGATGATCCCATCAATCATGCCGTAGTCATCCTCCATCGACATCTCCGCTGCCTTGAGGTAGTTTTCCTTCTCAAGAGCCGCCATCCAGCTTTCCTTGCTGATACCGAGCATTCCGCCCTTTGCCGCATGATCGGCAATCTCTTTTGCATCTACGCACAAGCCCTCGGTGTTATCGGAATAAAGACGGTAAACCTCGCAGCCCTTCTCCAAAGCCTTCTCAGCCGCCTCCTGACCGGCGGGAAGAACGCCAGCCCATGCGTAGCCGTAGGCCTTCATATCCTGAACGGAGAGCGCGGGATCGGGCATTTCCGGCACTTCCTTGACTTCAAGATTGAGAAGGCGGAGCGTGTCATCGTCAAAGCCGTTGTAGACATCATCAAGGACGCGCTTACCGCGCTCATCGACGATGATGCAAGCCGCCTCATCGCCGTAGGTGTCATGCTCCATCAGATAAAAGCTGTGACCGCCGACTTCATGCTGGTCAATGGTGTGCCACGTCCCGATGTGACCGGCAACCGCCAGACCGGAGGTGTCGGCATTCATCTCAAAGTCCTTCTGCTCGATGCTTTCCTGCTTCTGCTGCTCCTTCGAGATCATGGGAATCGCCACAATCTTATCGCCCAGCTTTGCAAACTGCTCCGGCACCTTGAAGTGGTCAGAGAACTTCTGCATCTGCTCTACGGTCAGAGAGCCGAAGCTGTCATCCGTCAAGCCAACTACCATGAATGTTCCGGCAACAACGTCGTAGATGTCACCGTCCTCATCCCGCAGAGCGCGGTTCAGGGGCAGACCTTCCAGCTTGCCTTCCTCGTTGCAGACTAAGGCAACCGGGTCTTCGTAGGGGTAAATCGCCTCGATGTAACCGCCGACCTCATGCTGCAAGGACTTGAGATCCGAGTCAATCTCCTTCACATAAGGCTCCTTTCCCGGCTCAACAATGAGAACGGCGATGGTGCTGTCACGCTCGGCGGCTTCCCCTGAGCCGGTGATCCGGTATTCATCGGGAATATCATCAATCTCCCCGTTGAACTGTCTGTCCCAGCGTTCGCTTGCAACGCGGACATAGCCTTCATCGGTGAAGCGTCCCTGCTCATCCATCGCAATGTCACGCCCATAGCGTTCATAATCGATGTAATTTGCCAGAGGACCGAGATCCTTTTCAGAGTAGATACCGGCTTCGTGGGCGTAATAGTAGCCGAGATCGGATTCGTCGTTGATACCGGGCATGATGTCGTAGCAGTCCAGATTGAATGTCAGGTTGATGAGATCGTCGATGTCGCTGACCTCATCGCAGCCAGCCTCCATAATAGCAACGAGCTTTTCCTGATCGCTCAGGGAAAGCTCGTCAATCAAAGCGGCAAGGTAGTTGAGCTTATCAAGGCTTTCGTACTCGCCAAGCATCTTCTGAACGCCGTAGATTGGGCATTCGTAGTCGGTGATAAACCACTCTTCGTAGGGCTGACCGAACTCATCCTGCTTGCCGATCCCGATGTGCTCAAAGACCTTCTGCATCTCTTCTTCGGTTGTCGGGAACTTTACCCATTCACCGACCAGCATTCCTTCGTTGTATTTGCCGAGGTTTGTGACGAAGGCTTCAAAATCACCGTCTAATACGGGCATAGGCATCCTCCTTTCAGTCATCCACCATGCCGTCCGGCATGATATACAGTTCCTCAAACTCCGCGTCGGTCATGGCTTCGAGCTTCCGGACGGTTTTGTACATCAGCTCTGCGATCTCGCCGTCCATGTCGTTCAGGGTGACGCTCTTCATATCGTCGATCAGCCGCTTCCGGCTGGACGTGTTGAAGCAGCACATCAGGTTGAGTTCTTCTACGGTAAAGTTTTTCATATCAGAGTACCATATCCTTTCCTTTCGATTTCTGCGATTTCGGCGTGTGGGTCGGCTGTGCCTTCTGTGCGGATTTCAGCTTGTCGCGGATGGATTCACGGGCAGCGGGCTTCTTCGGGATGGTGTCGTAGATGGCAGTTCCGGCATCCTCCACATAGGAGCGGATATATTGGATGCTCTCAGAAAAGCGGATGGTGCGGTTCTTGTCCTCGATGTTCGTCAGTCGGACTTCATCAGCGGCAAAATCAACCGCTTCGATTCTGCACTTGATGCCATCCACATTCAGCGTCGCGCCGACAGG